AGAAAGAGAAGAATCCCGATGTTGACGAGATGGGTAACGTTAGATATAAAGCCGACCCAAAGACCGGAAAGATGGTGCCTGACTATATGTGGGCGCAGTACGACATGGAGGATGAAAAACCTCTACGTGGGCATTTCATACACAGAGATGCTGCTGATTATTTAAGCCCTATTAGTAACAAACTAATTTCAGGCAAGAGACAGCACCGATATGACCTTGATGTACACGGATGTCGTGTATTTGAAGGCAAGGAATCTGAAGAAAGAGCTGCTAACTCGCATCTCGCTCAAGAAGATAAGAAGATGGATAGGATGATCGTAGACTCGCTGGGGAAAACCCTCAACGATATTAAATACCAAAACAATGCACCCTCTGGCGATAAAGTCAGTTGGACATTTGGCGCTGACTAAGGAGAACACTTATGTCTCAAGATTTAGATGATTCAATGGAAGAAACACTGAAAGAAATCCAAGATAATGCTGAAGAGGTTGTCGAGGATGCGGTTGATGAAGTCGTTGACGAGGTTCCTGAAGAAGAAGTAATAGATGAAACCATTGTGTCGGAAGAATCTGAGCCTGAGTTAGAGCCAGAACCCGAAGTACAGATAGATGCTGGTCACATTAACCCACCATCCACATGGCGATCAGAAGCCAAGTCGAAGTGGGCTGGTATTGACCCCTCAATCAAGGCAGAGATACATAAACGCGAAGGAGATGCGATGAGAGGGGCTGAAATGCTCAAGGATGACGCAAACTTCGGTAAGCAGATATCATCAGTTGTCGCCCCTTATATGCCGACTATACGGGCTAGAGGCGCAACAGAGACAGAAGCAATTCAAACCATGCTGAATGCTTATCACGTACTAGAAACAGCAGCACCTCAAGATAAAGCACAACAATTGCTTGCAACAGCGCAACAGTATGGTGTTTTAAATGAAATTGGTGCATTATTACAGAATCAAGCGCCGGTTCAAACTCAAGGGTTAACCCCAGAGCAAGTGAGCCAGCAAATAGCAGCGGAACGTCAGAATTGGGAGTCACAACAAACAACTCAGTCGATCCAAAATGAAGTTGAGCAGTTTGCAACTGCCGTAGATGAAACGGGCTTACTGAAATACCCCTATTTTGAGAACGTAAGAGGTATGATGTCGGCTATAGTACAATCAGAGCCTAACGTAACGATTGAACAGGCTTATGAACGCGCGACTTGGGCCTCACCAGATATTAGAACTTTGCTACAGGGGCAACAACCTCTTGGTGAAGGGCAGAATCAGGGTGAAGCAACGGCGCATGCAGAGAAAGCGAAGAAAGCAGCAAAAAACAACCTTCGCAAGAAAGCCTCTCATGCAGTCAAACAGCCAGTTCCCACTGGAAGCGTTAATGACACAATGCAGCAAGCCTTAGATGATCTAAAGGCTCAAGCGTAAATTTAACTTTTAGTGAGGAAATAACATGGCTTCTCCCAACAGTACATTTACGGAACTAGTAACAACTACATTCCGTAAGCACAAAGGAGAGTTTGCAGACAACGTAACCAACAACAACGCTCTACTCATGCAAATGAATAGAAAAGGCCGAAAGAAGGTCGTTGATGGCGGAACTACACTTGTTGAAGAACTCGACTACGCAGAAAACAGCACATGGCAGCGTTACAGCGGCTATGATGCACTCGATGTCGGCGCTTCAGACGTTTTGTCTGCTGCCGAATATAACTGGAAGCAAGCGGCTGTGCATATTACTGCATCAGGTCGTGAACTTCGTATTAACTCTGGTGATAGCCAGATTTTGAACCTAGCTAAGTCGCGTTTGACTAACGGCATGCGAACATTCAAAAACAACCTTTCTTCTGACATTTACTCAGACGGTACAGCAAGCAACCAGATTAACGGCCTTCAGTCGCTAATTCCTGCAACTGCTGGTGGTACAGTCGGTGGTATTAACTCAGCAACTTATACTTTCTGGAAAAACATTGTTCAGGACGCGTCTAGCCCACTATCCGGTAGTGCTATTACGCTTTCTAGTACAACGTTTGAGAATCCTTTCATGCTTCAACTTTGGCTTGAATTGACTCGCGGATCGGACAAGCCTGATTTGGTTGTACTATCTAACGACTACTTCACCTTCTTTGAGGGTTCACAGACTTCACTCAAGCGTTACACTTCTGACACTGACAAATCTTCTGATTCTGCAAGTGCTGGTTTTGTTTCACTCAAGTACAAGACTGCTGACGTTATCTTTGACGGTGGTTCCGGTATCCCTGCTGCAACGGGTTACATGATCAACACAGATTATCTAAACCTTCAGTGCCATAAAGATGCTGAAATGTCTGAAGTTGAGGAACAAAGAGCGATCAATCAGGATGCCGTAGTAATTCCAGTTATCTGGATGGGCAACTTGACTTGTTCTAACCGTTCACTACAGGGTACGCTACACGCGTAAAGGGAGTAATATTATGATTCAAACAGGTGTAAATGTTACATCAAATGACTCCAGCGCACAGATTGCGTTAGGAACCATCTACGAGGCTGCTGGCGGCAAGAAGTACAAGTATGTCGAGCTTCGAAATGAGACTGCTACTGTTGCTGGCGCTATTGGTGATGTTGTTGGTTATCTGGGTTCGCCTAGTGCTTCCGAGAACAACACTGTTGTAACAGACAACAGTGACGCGGCTACTAAGCCTGTCGGTGCTGGCGTTCTAGGTGTTGCCGTTGTTGGAACACTTGCAGTAGCGGAATATGTCTGGGTACAGGTATCTGGGCCATTTACAGCCGGAACTAATCTAGCGGGTACCCCTGCTGACGGTGATGCTGTATTTTTGTCCACTACTGACCTAACTTTGACTTTGGCGACAGCAGTGGACGATCCCATTTGCGCTTATGTCATAGATGACTCAGCAGATAAATGTATGGCAGCGTTTGCATACTAATGTAAGATGAGTAGGGGGCGGCCTAGTATGAGCTGGGTTGCCCTTTTTTATACGCCTCCAGGCATGAATCCGTTTAACACTTAACAACTAGGTGCATATCATGAGTAATTACACAGCAGCAGACGCAGAACGAGCAGGAAAGAATGCAGATGCGTTTAAAGAAGACAATCCTCCTTCTATTCGATTTGAGGAAGATACTGCCGAAGATAGACAAGAATCAATTAAACAAGGTCGCTTTGTCCACACGCCTAGATTAATGGCTTATTTGAGAGCCAGAGGTGATGATCGGTCAGAAGTGCCTTTTGTTGTAAAAGGACACCGTTTCGAGCCTAAGATGGTCGAACGTGAGGTTGAAAAACCTGTGTTCCGCACAGTAAAGCAAGAAGATGGCTCATTTCGTGAAGAACAAACAACGATTACCGAGACTATTCAAGAAGAATATCAATTTAAGGTAGATACAACGCCTTGGGAAGACAAGTTAAAGCACGAAGTACGACATGGATTCAAAAGTCAAGCCTATATGGACTATTGTATGGATGCTGTCAAGCGATACGAAGCTGGACAAGAAGCGCCAATCAACGGTACTGATATCAGAGGCTGGAACCAGATCAGCATGGCTGTTCAGAAGAATCTAGTTGACATTGGTATTAATACTGTCGAACTTGCGGCCGAGATGACTGAAGAGGCGATGGATAGCATTGGCATGGGTTCGCGTGATATTAAACGCAAAGCTAAAGCCTTTACTACCACTACCGATCAAGGTCAATCATCTGCTAAAATAACCGCACTAGAGAACGAATTAGCGCGGTCAAAAGATCAAGGTGATACACTGGCAGCTAAGTTTGCTGACTTAGAAGAACGTATAATGCTAGACGAGGCTCCTGCTAAGAAGAAACTAGGCAGACCCGTAAAATAACGGAGGAATAATGGCTCTACTAGGAATGGTTCAAACCGTTTGCCGTCGATTAGGCATATCGGTTCCCACAACAGTTATAGGTAATACGGATAACCAGATTATCCAATTACTTGCAATTGCTGACGAAGAGGGTGAGGATTTAGGTTCGCAATTAGCCGATGGGTGGCAAGCTCAACGGCGTGAAGCTACGTTTACGATGGTCTCTGGTTCTGATCAAGGTGCAATGAATGGCAAAGTGGTCGCTGCTAGTGATTTTCGTTATATCATCAATGACACCCTTTGGAACCGTACTACGAGCCTTCCTATTAATGGGCCTGTTTCGTCTGCTGAGTGGGAGACATTACAGGCATTCCCTGTCACTGGCCCGTATGAGCAATGGCAAATCCGCAACAAGAACTTCCACATCAATCCCGCCCCTGCCGGGGGTGATACAATGGCCTTTCAGTACATGTCTGACTCATTCTGTGAGACAACAGGTGCGACTGGTCAGAATAGCTGGAAAAACGATACGGATGTAGGCTTGTTAAATGAGCCTCTGATGATATTGGGTATTCGCTGGCGCTGGTTGAAGACCAAAGGGCTTGAGTACGCAGAGGACTTTAATACCTACGAAAGACGCGTTACTGATGCGATGGCAAGAGATGGCGGGGCGGGTGTCCTAAATCTGGGGTCGGGCAATAGAGATTATCGCCAAGCTGGCATCATCATTCCTATCGGTAGTTGGAATCTATGAGAAGACCTGCATTCCGAAAGGCACAAAAGGGGCGACAACTCGCTAGTACGACATCTGTTCCTGCTCCTGTTATGGGCTGGAATGCTAAGGATTCTATCGCCAACATGGAGGAGTTATTCGCTGTTGAAACAGATAACTTTTTTGGACAGACAACAGATGTTCGTGTCCGAAGAGGTTGGAAAAACCACGTAACAGGCATAGGAGCGCAGGTTGAGTCGCTAATGCCGTATAACTCCCAAGATGGGACTACAACGCTATTTGGCGCTGCTTCCAACTCATTCTATAATATGACAAGTGCTGGCGCGGTTGGTGCTGCGGTTGTGGGTTCGTTATCCTCTGCAAAGTGGCAGCATGTTAACTTTACAAACTCTTCGGGTGATTCGTATTTATGCTGTTTCAACGGTCAAGATGCGCCCAGGTATTGGAATGGGTCAGCATGGACGGCGATTACGGGCAGCTCTAGCCCTGCGATTGTGGGGATTACGACAACTGATATCGTCAATGCGACAGTCTTCAAGCGTCGAATGTACCTCATATTGAACAACTCCCTTTCTTTGTATTACCTACCAATTGATTCAGTGGGCGGAACGGCAAAAAGCACAAGGCTTGACGGTTACTTCTCAAAAGGCGGATACATAGTTTCTGCGGGAACGTGGACACTTGACGCTGGTGAAGGCTTGGATGATTACCTTGTGGTCGTTTCATCCGAAGGCCAGGTTGCGGTCTTTAACGGCACAAACCCATCGTCTGCTAATACATGGGGCTTGGTGGGTGTTTGGAACCTTGGCGAGCCTGTTGGTCGTCGCTGCTTGATGAAGTATGGCGGTGACTTGCTGTATTTGAATGTTCAGGGGTTATACCCGCTTTCAAAGGCACTGCAGTCCTCTCAGGTAAACCCAGAAGTGGCTTTAACCGACAATATATCAAGAGCATTTACTGAATCGACATTTGCTCATAAATCTAAGGATGGGTGGGATATAACCTTCTTCCCGCAAGGAAATCAGGTTCTGGTTAACATTCCTGTAAGGTCGGGTTCACAACAAGAGCAATATGTGATGAACACAATTACTAACTCTTGGTGGAGATTTACTGGTATAGAGTCTAATTGCTGGGCTATTTCAAACGAGAAGCTGTACTTTGGTGGTAATGGTAACGTGGGTCATTTTGGTGAAGTATATGCCGATAATACGGAAGATATTGTAACCAACCTGAAGCAAGCGTTTAGCTATCTAGGCTCAAAAGGCAGGGTTAAGAAGATTAATTCTCTAAGACCAGTGCTATTAGCCAATGGTGTTCCCGCTGTTTCTGTTGCCATTTCGGTTGATTTTGGTGATGAATACGGAGTTTCTGCGCTGAGTTTCGCTCCAATCTCACAAGGTACGTGGGATTCAGCTACTTGGAATTCTGGACTTTGGGGCGGCCCTGTTAGTAATTTTTATGATTGGCAGACTGTATCAGGCGTTGGAACTGCTGTATCATTGCGAATGACCACAGTAAGTAACGGATTGGATTTGCGCCATGCCTCAACTGACTACGTTTACGAGAACGGCGGAGTAATTGTTTGACTTTGTAGCAAGTACAGTACAGCATATTGATTGCATGGGTGAAAGTAGACCCAATATATGCGAAGATACAAGAGGAATCACTGCTCTTGATGAGGATAATGTGCCTCAAGCCGTTTGTGTATTTGACGGTTGGTCGCCCAATAGTTGCGTTATACATATTTGGATTAATAATCCGTTTGTCTTAAAACACGGTTTTGCTGAAGAAGTATTTAATTTTGTCTTTAGCGAGGAATCAGGCCGAACTAAGATTATCGGGATAACGCCTTCAGACAACCTGAAAGCTTTGAGATTTATAAAGCATATAGGCTTTAAAGAGATTTTTAGAATTTCAGACGGCTGTGAGGTTGGTGTCGATTTTGTTGTCACCGAAATAAACAAAGACAAATGCAGGTATTATAACAATGGGTAAAAAATCAGCACCAGCACCCGATTATAGGGGAGCGGCTATAGAGCAAGGTGAAGCTAATAAAGATGCGGCGCTACAGACGGCTACTTTGTCGAATCCTAATATAAATACACATCTTGGCAGTCAGACAGTTGATTGGTCAAGTGGTGAAGGTAGCCTAAAAACTGGCGCTGATGGCCTACCTTACTGGGATAGCACTGGAGAACGACAAGCGACAGTCAATCAGACGCTATCCCCCACAGAACAAGCAAAATACGACAAAGGCGCTGCTTTAGATCTTGGATTGCTTGATACTGCCCAAAGCGGATTGAATCGTGTTGATGACATGATGGGTACGCGCTTCGATATGAGCGATCTCCAAGGCGTTCAGTCAGTCCAAGGCCCGGCAAGCGGAGTCTCAGGCCCAAGCACCTATGGTTTGCAAGAGTTAACAGGCATTAATATGCCTCAGATGAACTATGCTGGTGGTGGCGGAGAAGCTACTCACACAATGCCAGATGGCACAGTTATGCGTGGCGCTGGTAATGGCATGACGTTTAACCAGAATGGTCAGGGCCAAAATATGTCTGGGTTTGGCGACATGCGAGCGAGGCTTCCTTGGGAGCAACCCGCACAAGGTGGTAAGTACCAAAAAGGCGATGACCCGTTACAGCGAACCAATCCTAATGAAATTCAGAGAATGGACACTGGCAATCTAGGCCAAAGTGGTGATCTTAATTTAGATGGATTGTCTGAAGCTACAGGCATTGATTTGTCTGGCCTGACGCAGAATGGACAATTAACCCAGCAAGGTCTACAGCAAGTTCAAGCGTTAACTCAAGCTGGCGGCCCATTACAGGGAGTTGATCTTAGTCAGTTGGGCGCTCAAGGCAACCTTAATAGTCAAGGTCTTCAAAACATTGACGGCGTAAGTGCTGATGGTTTAGATCCTTACTCTACACAAGCTGGTGTTGGTGGTCTACAACAGGTCACAGACGCTATTCGTTCAAGAGGCGATGTTGACTTTGCTGATAAACGACAGGCTTTAGACAATGATCTAAGAATACGAGGCTTTACACCGGGTTCTGAAGGTTTCAGGCGCGAGATGCAGGGTTTGGAACGCCAACAGAATGACTTTAACCAACGGGCTATATTGTCTGGCGGTCAGGAACAAAGCCGAATTGCTGGTATGGAAAACGCCAGAAGACGGCAAGGTATGTCTGAGCAGGGGCAGGTTTTTAGCTCTCAGATGGGCCAAAGAAATCAGCAAATGAATGAGCGAGGCCAAGTGGCCCAGTTTGCCCAACAGCTTAGGGCGCAAGGTTTGAATGAGCAACAGGTTCAGGCGCAACTTGCTAACTCTAACAGGGCGCAGGAATTTGGTGAGCGAAACACTATTAACCAATCTCAGGAGCAGCGCAACGCGTCACAATTTGGTCAGCAAGAGTCTATGGCTCAGTTTGCACAACAGTTACGCGCTCAAGGGCTTAGTGAACAGCAGATTCAGGCTCAAGTGTCAGGCCAGCAAAGAGATCGACAAATGGCTGAAAGAGGGCAAGTAGCTCAATTTCAAGAGGGTCAACGAGCTAGTAGGTTGAATGAGCAGGGCGCACAACAAACTGCCGACCAATCCTATGCGGATCAAGGTTTCGATCAGCAGGAGCGTATTGCTCAGTTGCAGCAGTCTATGAGAGCGCAAGGTATGTCTGAACAGGCTATCACAGCTCAAATAAATGCAGCTAATCGAGCGCAACAGTTTGGTGAAAGAACGACTCAGGCCGGATTCGATCAGTCTGAAAGCCAGCGCACATTTGGTAATCAACAAGACCTGCAAGCCGCTCAAGGTGCTGAACGTCAGCGTCAGATTCAGGAACAGGCGTATTTGCGTCAACTTCCATTGAATGAGATCAACGCATTACGCTCTGGTTCTCAGGTCAACGCACCACAGTTCCAGCAGTATACTGGCGCTGAAGTGGCGGCTGCACCTTTATTCCAATCTGCTCAACAGCAAGGTAACTATCAAATACAAAATGCTCAGAATCAGCCTGACATAGCTGGCGGGTTATTTCAGCTAGGCGGTGCTGCTATGACAGGCGGTACTGGCGGGTTTGCGACCAGCGCACTTGGGGAATTATTCAACTAGGATTAACTATGGCGAATTATAACTACAAACCATCAGATCAAATAGCGATTCAGCAGAGAATGTCTGAAGCGCTTATGAATCAGGATATGCGCCAAGGGCTTAGTCGTGGTCAGAAAACTGATTGGGGCAGAGGTCTTGCCCACATGCTGCGTCAGTATCAGGGCGGGAAGATGTTGCGTGATGCTACTCAGGCTGGACAAGATAATACTGAATTAAAGCGAAGCGAGATGTCGCAACTTCTAGCTAGAAGCCAAGGTGATCTTGCGACAGGAGGCACTGGCCCATTAGACCCAAATTCTTCACCTGCAAATTACAGTCACCCTGACGTGCAAAATCTGTCTGTGCAGCGGGCGTTTGATGAAGCTGATGCCGTGAGAGATCAGGGTTATGCGATGGAAGAGGCTGGCTCAAGTGATACATCAAATATAAGGGATTACAATCATTACAAAAGTCTAAAAACTCCTGAAGAGCGCGCTGCATTTGCGCAAATGATTAGATCCGATCAGTATAGAGACGTGGGAGGCAGCATCCAAAAGGTGAATGCATTCCCCGATATTGGTTCTGAAGGCCAAGGCCAAGGCGTGGTTCAAGAAAAACCTTTGTCTACGCTTGAGGGTGTGTTGAGAACTTACGGCCAGCCGGGCGGGCAACAGGCGGTTCAAACCCAGACTGCACCAGGAGGAGCAACAGAAACAACGGGTCAGGGCAGTACTATGCCGCCAAGTTCGTTTGTTAAAAGTTTGTCACCTACTAATGAACTCTCTTATGTACAGGATAAAGAGAAAGTTAAAGTATTAGGAAAAGCTCAAGGCGAGAAGGTTGTAGACCAAAGTACAACGGAACTTAAACTAGCCGCAGCATTCCAAAAGAACGGATTTTTAGGAAAGAAGATAAATCAGGCTAGAAATATGGCGGGTGACTGGTCAACGGGGCTTATCGGTGGCGTGGCATCTCAGGTTTGGGGAACTAAAGCGTACGATTTGAATCAGCATCTTGAGACTATTAAGGCTAATATTGGCTTTGATAAACTCCAGTCTATGAGGGAAAGCTCTAAAACAGGCGGAGCGTTAGGCAACGTCTCCGATAGAGAAAACATGCTGCTGCAAGCAGTATGGGGATCATTGCAGAACTCGCAATCAAAAGAGCAATTTTTGTCTAACTTGGATGATCTTGAGACTCAGATAAAATCTAGTTGGAATATGGTAGCTAAAGCCTACGAAGCAGATTATGGTAAGCCGTTTGATATTGAAGGACTTGAGATGTGGCAAGATGATGATGAGACTGAGCCTTCACCAGCAGCGTTGAGGCTTCAAGAACTTAGAGATAGGCGAAAATAATGGCGAGTAGGAATGAGGTATATGTCAACGTCCCAAAAGATAAGCTATATAGCTTGGCTGAACAAGCCATATTTGAGGGTGACGAAAAGCTTGCTAATGAGCTAATGGATCAAATTGATGGCGTTGACTTTGATTTTGGCGAGGCGGCTAGTAATTTGCCTTCTAGCGCTGTCAAATATGGCGTTGATATGGCCGAAGGCATTGCGTCAATGTCTCCATTCTCCCCGTCAGAGGGATTCAGAGTTCCGCCAGCACTTGATTCGTTGGGAATCTTAGCGTCAGGTGCGGCTCAAAACCTTGGCCTCACGGACGGGAAGTTCCGCCAACTTGGATTAGATCCTAATTCAGCTAAACTCGCCGATGCGGTAGGTGATCACTACTCAGACCGCTACGGCAGTTGGGATAACATAAAAAGAACAGCAATGGATGACCCAGTAGGGGTTTTGTCCGATCTTTCTATGCCATTCACTGGCGGCGCTACCCTTCTGGCATCGGCAACAAAAAGCATGGCTAAGACAAATAAACTTGCTAATGCTTTAAAGACTGGTTCACAGGTGCTTGACCCAATAGGGGCGTTTCAAGTAGCTACTGCAAAACCGCTGTATAAGACGGGTGCGAGGCCAACTGTTGCCAGAGAGGTTGATAGGACAGGGGACGTTGAAAGAATCCTTGACAAGGCGTTCGATAATGAAATTCCAATTAAACAAAAAGGCGTTGATAAAGTAAATGATATTATTGAATCTGACATGGCAAGAAGATCAGAGATATTAGAGGGCATTCCGGGCGAATACTCAGTAGGTCATGCGCTCACACCCCGTGACAAGTTTTTGAGTGAGATATTAGACCCAGATTCAGGCACTAGAGGTGATTTAGATTTAGATACGACAGCCAAAAAGATCATGGACCTAACTGATAAAGAGTACGCAGACGCTTCAACAAAAGGGTTGACTAGAAGCGCGAGCGGGTTGAACGCCATGAAGACAAGGCAAATGAAGGTCGCCAACTCTCTGAAGGCGTACAATCCCGATTCAAACAAAAATGTTGAAGCATTAACTCACAGAGATATTGGTACGAAGATAAAAGAAAATCTAGAAGGTTTGGCTGAAAACCAAACGGTGGGCGGCGGTGATGAGTTAAGAGCAATAAATGAGAATTACGGAGATATGTCTGCATTAGGACGTGCGTTAGATAATAAAGTAGGTTCTAATCAGCCTAAATTCAACATTGACTACTCTGTAAGGTCGGGTGCAGGAGCTATGGGCGCAACGCCGGGTCAAGCTGTAACGTTAGGCTCCCTTGTAGGTAATACGGCTGGTGACACGGCAGCGGCTCTGGGATTGGCGCTGAAGCCCGGCCCCAAAAAGCAAGCACTTGTTCAAGTACTCAGACAGTCCGGTATGAATGAGCAACAAATTGAAGATGAATTGCAAAGAATTGGAGAACTATAATGCCTAGAAATGGATCGGGAACGTATTCATTACCAGCAGGAAATCCTGTTGTGTCGGGTACAACCATAAGCTCAACCGTCCATAACAACACAATGACCGATATCGGTAGCGAGATAACAAATTCGCTCGATAAAGACGGTCAAACGGTTGTTGCGGGTACGATTGACTTCAACGCTAACAAGCTTATCTTGGATGGTGATGGCGATACGTCTATTCACGCCAGCACAGATGATGTTATTGATGTTGAGATTAAAGGCACTGATGCTATTAAACTTGGCTGGCAGTCTGTCGCTGACACAGGCTTTGTTACTGTTAACCCTGCCGCATTCACAGCAGACGCGACTGAGAACACGCACAGACTCGCTGTACTTAACACCAATGCAATTACCGTCCCAACAGGCACAACGGCCTTAGCAAGCTC